AAAAGATATGTTACAAGAACGCATCAATATTGGTTTCGCTGATTGCAATGGATAGCCGGTTTGACGGGAAAATACGATATGTAGAAGGTTTTGCGTATGCGGCGGGAATCCTACCCATTGAACACGCATTTGTCAAGGTCGGGGACAAATACATTGACCCGACTTTTGAACGGTCATTGCATAAGGACGTTAGAAAAGAATCGTATGTGTCTTGTATCGAACTTGACGTGTTAACGATGGATAAATACCTAATTGAAACTGGAACGTATGGCGAACTGTACCAATATGATTATTTCAAGCGGAACCGGCCCGAACTTGCCACCCGAATCCGTGCGATGAACCCACACCACAGATAACAGAACAACGCCCGGCGTTTTATCCGTCGGGCGTTGCGGTCAAAATACCGTGTGGGGCGATACGTGGTAAAAAGACACCACAAAGATAGGGAAAAATCGGTAAAACCGACTATTCCCTATTTCTTTTTGGATTGCGCGGGTTTCTCTCTGTACCCGGAAGCGTAGGCGGCGCGGCCTTGTCTTTCCGCTTGTTCCTTTGTGGGGTAAACTTTTCCGGACTGGCCCCATTGATACCCGCCGGGAACTTTTCTTACTGGCATAATGGATGATTTTTAAGTGGTTACAATGCAAATATACCGGGGAAATCGGTAAAAATTGCCGGAAAAGACAGATTTTTTGCAAAAAATCGCAAAAATAATCGAAAAAAGTTTTGCAATTAAGAAAAAATGATTACCTTTGTATCGGGTTAAGGAAACAACCCGACGGCCCGGGCCGGTTCCCGGTAAAGAACAAAGACAATGAACATCAATAAAGAAATCAACAAGACCGCCGCAATTCTTGGAATGGTCCCCGGCTCCGAAAAAAGGTTTGATTTTGACGGACTGAAATTCAACGGACGCGAAGATTTGGCCCATTTGGGTTATGAATACATCATTGTAACGGTTGTTACTTTGAAAGAGGGCAAAAGCGGAAACACCCGTTGTCGTTTGCAGGGCCGCGTCAAATATAATACGAAAAATAACGAAATTTGGCGCGAAATTGTTCCGTGGGAAATGAACGCCGCCGATTTCCTTTCAATCCTTGAAACTATTTCCAAATAAATAACCCCGGCCCGGGGAAACCCGGGCCACAAAAACAAATCATTATGGCATACGCAGTAAAAACCAATTACGCGATGAAAGCGAAGGTTCAAACGATTATGGGCAATAAGGTTATTAACCATCGTGGTTTCGTTGATGCGGAAACGTGGTTGCCGGGATATATTGATTTCCTTATGAAAATTTACAAGTTCGACGATTACGAACTGACCCGCAACGAAAACGTGTTCACGCTTCACGCTTGGAGAAAGGCCGGAAAGCCGGGAACCCGTGGCAAGGCGATGGACGTTAAAAAGATTATCACGGTTGTTGAATAGTTGAATCCGGGGCCGGGCAACCGGCCCCATCTAACCACCAAAGCAATGAAAAAGAACAGACTTTATTACTGGAACCCGGTTAAAAGGTGTTACGGCCACATCGAATCCGGAAAGGCCCTTGGGGAACCCGCTTTTTATGCCGTATATGAGGGAATGAAGAAATGGAACGAAACCTTTGGCGGGGCAGTTGATGAACTGACGCGGGCCGGGTACGAACCGAACGGATTCATTGACGGGGATTGTCGCAGATATTCGTTGCCGTTGTATGAACTGAACGATATCTACAAAGGGTTAGAGGAATTCGTTGCCGACTGTACGGAACAAGAATACCGGGCCAACAAAGAACACATCGTTGCGATTTACACCCTTTTGCACCGGCACATCAACGCCGAAACATACAAATAACAGAAAGCCGGGTAATTCCCGGTTTTTTTATTATCTTTGCATCGAACAAGTGTTAAGTAATACAGTCTAAACAAACCGCCCCAGTTGTGAAATTTGGGCGGTTTTCTTATATTTGCACCGTATAAGGGTTAAATGTTAAGAGGATATGAACGGCCAACGTTGTGAAATGCGGGCCGTTTTTCTTTTATGCCCGCTTTGGCCGATTCCGTGCCATTTGGCGGACTTTCCTATTAAACTGGCATAGTTTATCATCCGGACGGAGAAACGGCCCCAAATCGAAAATCCGGGGAAAATAAGGGTTCCGGGAACCGCGCAGAAAGAAATTTGCACGAAATGATAAAAAATTATGAAAAAAAGTTTGGTAATTAGAAAATAATATCTATCTTTGTATCGGGTTAAGGAACTGACCCAACCGACCCGGCGGGTTCCGGGGAATTAAAATTTTTACAATTATGTCTTTCTACACCGTTGTAAGCACGAAGAAAAACGCCGTTGGACTTGTTAAGTTTTTCAGCGCCCATTGCTTGTTGGCGAAATTCGAAGAAATCCCGGTACAATACCGGATGGCAACCGACCGCCGTTATATGGTTTTCGTTCATAATCCCGGCCAAGCCGACCCGGTTTTTACCGAAAGATGCGAAAAGATTGTTGCCAAGTACAACCAATAATAACCCGGCCCCGGGCAACCGGGGCCATAATACCGAAAGTTATGAAATTCAAGATTGATAAAAACTTGCAACGAATCGCGTCCGAAATTATCGGCCCCGTTGACCTTGCAATGGTTGCAAAAAACCTTTGTAAACGGTTTGTTGACGTTGGGATGATTGAGGACACGCCCGACAATTGGGGCGAAACTGTCTTTACGGCAACTGGTCCGCGCTATGTTTCCGATGTGTGCAAGGTGTTGGCGGGTTATCTGTATGGGGACGAAAAACATCCGGTTCCGTCGGAAATCTTTTGGGCGTTCGCGGCCCTTATCATCATTGGGGACGGGAATTGTCCGAATTGCGGTGGCGAATTAAAGTTTGTGGAAACAGAGGGCCACGAACTGAAAGACGGCGATTATTACACGCCAAATTCTTATGTGATTGACCGTTATGTGTATCATTGCAAAGAATGTGGCGAAACCATTAAAACAATTGATGAATTATGATTAGGATTGAACAAGCGATTGCCCGCGCAAAGGAAAAGGGCAACAAGGTATTGAAAAAGGACATTGCGGCCCGTCTGTGGCCCAATTCCACAGAGGTCGGCCAAATGGTCAATATGACCCGTTTATGTGCCGGGAAAACCCGCATCGTTACCGATTGGGTCAACATCATTTGCGAAATGACCGGATGCACGGCGGACTTTCTTTTTGGACTTTCTAACGATTAACGATTATGAAAAAGGTAAATTTGTTTTGGGCAATCATTTGGACCGTTATGGTCGTGTTGTCCGTGGTTGCAATCTTTTGGAACCCGTCGCATTTCTTGACCTTGGGCATTTCGGCGATTATGGCCGTGGCCTTTTGGAGCGATTATAAGAAATCCAAAGATGTCTAATTCCTAAAAAGGCGATACGATGAAAGACAACGAACAGAATCCGGCAATGGAAATTGTGCCGGGAATGACGGCGGAAGAAATTCGTGCTATCTATTTCAATGCAGATGCGTTGAAGGAACCCGCGTACCGTGTGTTCCAACTGAATTCGGACGGACACCGTTATTATTACCGGTTCAACGAATCCGGGGAACCCGAATTTTTCCCGTCCGTGACAACTCTTTTGAAGCAAGTAATGCCAACGCCGCCCGCGCTTATTGACTGGATGATTGCGAACGGCAAGGAAGGGTCCACGGAAAAACGGGACCTTGCGGCGGCATACGGTACGTTTATGCACATCCAGTTTGAAACGCTGATTATCAACAGACGGTACGACTTTGATTCCGTCCCGGCGGTCCTATTGGGATATATGGAACGGGAAAACTTGCCCGAAAAGGTGTTCACGGAATGGTTGCCGAAAATCCGGAAGGATGTTTTGGCATTCGCCCAGTTTGTCAAGGATTACAAGGTAAGGCCGTTGGCCGTCGAAATCGGGTTGGTCCATCCGAAATACAAGTATGCCGGATGTCTTGATTTGCCGTGCGAAATGACGGACCCGAAAACCGCCAAGACGTTCCGGGCCATCGTGGATTTCAAAAGCGGACGCAAGGGATTTTTCGAAGAACACGAAATCCAATTGCATCTTTACCGGATTATGTGGAACGAGAACTATCCGGAAACCCCGGTCGAACGCGTGTTCAACTTTGCGCCGAAAGACTGGCGGAAGGCCCCGACGTACAATTTGAAGGACCAAACGGATTCCGTGAACGCCAAGAAAATCCCGTATCTGTTGGGACTGGCCACGATTGAGGACGAAAAGCGCGACAATACGCTAACGATTGTCCGGGGCCAATTGGACCTTGACAACGGCAAGATTTCCGATAACGTCCTAACCCTTTCGTTGGCCGAACTTATCAAGACGAAAACAGAATCCAAGGATGCGCCGGAAAAGGCGGCGAAAGGTCCGGAATCCGTCGAATCCACAAATGAAACTGGCATTACATCCGCCATCATTGACCCGTTTAAGGATGCGAAATTAGATATGTCCGTAAAGGGCCGTCAAAGGGCCGTAAAACGCACGAAAGCATCCGGGAAGGGTAACACCCCAACCGAACCCGAAAAGGCCGTAGAATCGAAAAACGAGGAAAAATTACCGTGGGAGAATGACGAAGCAATTGCCGGGAAAGAAATTGAACGCGCAAGATATGGAAATGAACCCGCAAAGCCGGTCGGCCCGGCTCCGGAACAGTTGGCCACGGATAGTTTGTTAAACGCTGAAATCGAACTGTAATATGACCGTCGAAGATTTAAAGATTGGTTCGCCCGTTTATCGGGTTAGACTGGATGCAATAGACATTGCACACGTTCGTTTAATCGAAGCATTTGAGAATGGGGAACGGGTTATTGAATTGGATGCTCCGTGGAAACCGAAATTTCGCATCGGAAAAGAAAAAACCGAATTGGCAGAATGTGCATGTATTTGGTACGTCAATTTAGAAGATGCGGAATTGGCCCAACTTATGAGCCGGTCGGAGTTTGTCAAAAGAATGAAAGATGAAATGGAAATTGCGCAAAACAAGTTTGCGGAAGCAATACAGAAATACGCATTTTCCGAACCTTCAACACCAAACGAATTGTAATTATGGGTGGCCGTATTGTTAGACCCGAACAAGGCGGGAAAATCCTTGAATTGCCCGAAATCGGGCGGTTGCACATTGGCAAGAAACAGATGGGGCAGAACGGAAAGGAATACCCCGTATCTGTGGACTATTTCATACCATCCGGGAAATACGCCGGGATGTTTACGCAAGCGTTGGGCGATAAGCCGCAGACAATCCAAGTGATATTTCCGGACGATTCCCCGGAAAAGGTATGTAACGAACGGTACGAATACCGTGACGATAAGGGCGCGTTAGTTGCCCGTGGGGACGGCCATACGTTCGAAATTTGGGACGGCAAGAGATATGCGCCGTATTCCGTGGACGTGTACCCGGACCTTATGGCGCAGATTGAGAAAAACAACCCTACCCGGCGCGGGGCGGATAACTGGGACATCGTGCTAACCTTGCGGTTCATCATCCCGTCCGTCCGTGGCATCGTAGGCGTGTGGCAATTCTCCACGAAGGGCAAAGCATCGTCAATCAAGAACATCCGGGAATCCTTCGATGGCGTGAAGATGATGCGCGGAACCGTGACGCAAACCGTGTTCGATTTGTCGGTACAGTTTGCCAAGAGCAACAAACCCGGCGTATCGTCCCGTTACCCGGTTGTTTCGCTGATTGCGAACGATACACGCATTGAGGAAATCCGCAAGGCCATCGCCCCGACACAAAATTTGTCTTTGCTATTGCCGGAAAAGAAAAATTAACTATCTTTGCATCAACAACGTTTGTAGCGGAACGTTATACGGGAAATGTAATGCCCGGGTGCAAGTAAATTGGATTCCGCTACATCCTTTTGAACGCCCCGGGCATTTTTTTAGATATGGACTTACAACGTAAAATTGACTTTGCAATTAAGTTGTTGCAATCCATCCCGCAAGATGGACCAATTGAATTATCGTATTCGGGCGGTAAGGATTCCGACGTTATATTGGAACTGGCCAAAATGTCGGGTATTCCATTCGAAGCGATTTATAAGAATACAACGATTGACCCGCCGGGGACGATTAAACATTGTAAGGAAAAGGGCGTTACCATCCTAAAACCAAAAATTTCATTCTTGAAATTAGTTGAACAGAGGGGCCAACCGTCACGATTTGCCCGATTCTGTTGTGAACAGTTGAAAGAATACAAAGTATATGACCGGGCAATTCAAGGAATAAGACGTTGCGAATCAACAAAGCGGGCAAAACTCTATAAGGAACCCGAAATGTGCCGCGTATATTCAGCAAAAGAAAAGGTTCGCGTATATCTTCCAATTCTTGAATGGACGGATGATGATGTGGCGCAATTCATTGAACAACGCGGAATACGTTGTGCGCCAATATATTACGATGGGGGGGGCAATTCCACGTTGAACGGCGTTTGGGTTGTTTGGGTTGCCCGCTAAAAAGTGACAAAGGGAAAGCGGATTTTAAGAAATACCCTAATTTGCTTAAAGCAATAATGAAAGCAAAAAGTGTATTTTATGAAACGCATCCGAACGCCGGACAATTGTTCGATAGGAATATATATAATCAAACGTTTTTCCATTTCTTTTGCGAAACGAAAGAAGAATATTTGAACAAGATAACTGGCGGGTTATTTCCCGAATTGGCGTTAGATACGAAGAAATATTTGGAAGAATATTTTGGCATTGAACTATGACCTACAATTTGAACATTGACCAAGAATTTGCCATTGACAACGAATTGACATTGGTTCAAGTTTCGACGTTGGCCGCGTTTATGACGTTGCCGATATGGGCCAAGACTATTGCGATTGACGGATTCGTATGGTATCAGTATTCGGACGAAAAGATGGCCGAAGATTTCCCGCTTTTGTTCGGTGTTGCCAAGAGGTGTTACAAGAATATTTCCGAACTGGCGGATGCCGGGTTCGTGGAACTTACAAAGTTAGGCCGGACAAAATATGTGCGGTTTACGGAACGTTGCGCATACTGGAATAAGCAAAAAGACCAAATTCGGACCAATGGTCCGAAAACGGACGAAATGCAGTCCGAAAACGGACCGGCAAACAGTCCGAAAACGGACCCGCATAATATAGTAAACTATAACATTAAGAATCCTAACATTATTGATAAAAACGCCGATGGCGGTTTGTTTTCTTCCGATTCCCAGTTTGAAACCATTACGGTAACACGTCCCCGCCGGACATCCGAACCGTTGTGTTTGTTCGAAAATTCACGGTTCGCTGATTTCAATGCGTTTTCCGCCGAATTCAACGGCCCCGAATTTGCCGAAATTGATATTGTCTATTATTTCCACGCAGTTGCGGACTGGTCGGCACAGAAGGGAAAGAAGATGAAAGATTGGATTGCGACGGCCCGCAATTTTATCCGTGGGGATATGGAGAAAGGAAAGTTGCACCGGAAAGACGGGGATAAGATGGCCGGATTATCCCCGGATGCGGTTAGATATTTAAAAGAAATGTCCGATGGAATCTAACGGAACGATGGCCGTTGCGACGGTCGGAAAATCCCCGGTTGCGATTCGCCGGGAAATGGTCAAGGATTCGGCGGTAATGGCCGCATTGAATCCAGTTGAACGGGCGGTGTTCCTTGCATCCACGGCAAAGGTGTTTTCGGAATACGATGCCAAAGAACTTGCGTCGGAACTGGCCGTTTCGCTGAAATGGATTTGCAAGGATGTTGGATTTCGGCCCACGGATGAACAAGAACGGCAATACATCGTCATTCGGACAACGGAATTGCTGAAAAAGTATTATTCCACGCTTACGTTAAAGGATTTCAAGATGGCGTTCGAAATGAGCATAACGGGCCAGTTGGACGAATATTTGCCACGGACCCGGGACGGCAAGGCGGACCGGAACCATTACCAACAATTCAATGCCGAATACGTGTGCAAAATCCTTGATGCGTACAAGGCCCGGCGGGGCGCAGTCCTCAAAAAAGCGTTCGAATCCGTGGAACGGCCCGAACCCAAGATTGCGGACGGAATGAAAGAGGAATATAGAAAGGCGGCAATTGCTGAATTGTTCGGCCATTTCGAATCGTTCAAAGAATGTGGCATATTGAACACGTCCGCAATGACTGATATTGTGTTCTATAACATCCTTACGGAATACGGATTGGCGGAACCGGTCGTTGTTGGTCCGGAAGAACAAAAACAGATTTGGCAAAGGACCGTCAATGATTACGCCCGCCGTGGTTATGTCGGGGACGTGAACCGGCTAAAAAAGAATGGTCCAACGGACCCGGAATTGGAACACGGGGCGTTCGTACTGGCCCGCCATAAGGCGATAAAGAAAGTGTTCAACGATATTGTTTTGCAGGGTAAGACAATAAAGGATTACATAAAATTCGAATAAAAAGTAACATAATTTTCCGATGGAAAGTAAAATAAAAATCAATTGTGTTATCGGTGTTGACCCGGGCGCGAATGGCGGATTGGCCGTGTTTATTCCCGGCCAGTTGGTCCGGACCGTCAAAATGCCGAAAGACATAACGGAATTGCGTGATTTCTTCGCATATTATATGGAGAACTACAAACCAATTGTATTTCTTGAAAAACTGTCTGTTCGTCCGGACGATGTGATGGTACAAGGGGATAAGGCGGCAATGGGCAAGATGTACCGGGTCCAAAAGATGATGGCGAATTTCGAACACTTGAAAGCCCTAATCGAAACGGCCGGAATCCCGTATGTCTTGGTCCATCCGGGAAAGTGGACCGCTTATTTGGGATTGCGTATTGTTCGGAAATATGGACCAAAGGAAACGAAACAAGAAAGGAAAAACAGATATAAGGATTTCGCCCAAAAGAATTATCCGGGTATAAATGTTACGTTGTGGAACGCGGACGCATTGAACATATTGCATTTTGGCCGGAAAGTAATAGTTAATGACCCGAATTGGGTAAAGGCGAACATTCCCGAACGTGAATACAATAAATTGTTTTGATATGATACGAAGATATTGGATTGTAAAATGCGATTATTGCGGTGTTAAATATTTCTTCGACGGAAGCACAAAACCAACAGATGCGCAATTAAAAGAAAGGGGCCTTATTGTTCGTGGCCTACAACGACATTATTGCGATGAACGATGCGCATACGCCGCGGACAGAATGAGGACTTTAAACGAAAAGACAATTTAACGCGAATAATATGCCGACAAAGATTTTCACAACCATTGCGGGGCCTTGCCCGTTCGGTTATCATAACAAGATAGACGATAATTTGTGCCGTCTGTGTCCCTATTATTTCCGTACTGGAACCGGCACGTTCTTTTGGTGCAACCATCCGCCAAAGGAAAAACCCGCAAGGAAACCCAAACCCGCCACGGAAAACCCGGAGCCGGGGAACAAACAGAATCGCAAACGGGGCCGCCCGCCGGGAAAGGCCACAAAACGGCCCATAAATCAAACGAAAAAGAAAAATGGATAACCAGTACCCAAGCGGAACGATATGCCCGCAAATCGAAAATTTGGAAAAAATAACGCCGGAACAAGCGGCGGAATATGTTCGGTTCGTCGCGTTGTTGCGTGACAATCAACGCCGATTCTTCCAATTCCGGAAACCCGAAATATTGGAAACGTGCAAAAGGTTAGAAAAACAATTGGATGCACTTAATAAACGGTTGTTGGACCCGACACCGAAATTGTTTTGATGGAACACGTAAACGCATACATCGCCCGGGACATCAACGGGGTTTGCCGGGTATATGTCAAGAGGGCCAAATATAAACATTGGTTCGAACTGGGGAAACACCGGCCCACGGATAGGGCGTTTGAACGGGCCTTGGCGGTCGGTTCGGTTCAATGGGAACCCAAGATTTCGGACCGGACGAAACTTTTTTGATGAAAAAATGCAAAATTTATCGAAAAATGTTTGGAAATATAAAAATTATCCTTAACTTTGTATCGGGTTAAGGAAATAACCCAACCGCCCGGGCGGGTTCCCGGTAAAGAAAAACAGTTATGGCAACGTTCACGAAAACATTTGATGGAAAGAAATTCAACTATTTTTTCAATGGGGTTCTTTATAGGAAATCCGCCAACGAATACAAATATGGTTGCTTCGCAATAAGAAACAAGGATGGCAAAGAAATTCCCGCCGCTTTGGGTAATGACGAAAATTCAACCCTTAAATCCAATTGGAAAAGATATTGCGAATATTGTGAATTAAAGGTTGTCAAGATTTCAATTTTGTAAACAATATATTGCGCCGTGGTGTAACGGTAACACTTTGGGTTTTGGTCCCAACATTCCCCGTTCGAATCGGGGCGGCGTAACAAAGATATGAATAGGAAATACAAAAATACCGATGCGGAATTTATAGAAGCCGCGAAGCAATCCAAGAGTATTGCGGAAATGTGCCGACGTCTTGGACGGTCGCAATTTGGCGGTTCGTATAAGATTATCCACGCGAAGATTGCGGAATTGGGTATTGATATTTCCCATTTTATCGGAAGCGTTTGGAATAAGGGTAAAAAGGGCGGTTATTTTCCCCGCGTCCCGGATTCGCTCGTTTTCACGATTGATTCGCCGTATAAGTGTTCTAACAATTTGCGTATGCGGTTGTTGAACCACGGATATAGGGAAAGGAAATGCGAAATTTGCGGTAATACTCAATGGAACGGCAAACCGATTCCGTTACAAGTTCACCACATTAACGGGATAAACACGGATAACCGTTTGGAAAACTTGCAAATCCTTTGTCCGAATTGCCACGCACAAACGGAAACATACGCCGGAAAGAATAGTAAAAAATAATGGCCCTTTGGCGAAATTGGGATACGCGCAAAACTCAAAATTTTGTACCTTAACGGTGTGCCGGTTCGATTCCGGCAAGGGCCACAAAACGGGCCGGGCCGATTCCCGGAAATGTTAAACCAATAATAGGCGATACGATGTATATTAAAAAGTTGGAATTACTGAATTTCCAAGTAATCGAACAGTTTTCCGCCGAATTTGACGGAACGGTTTATTTCGTGACCGGCGACAATGAATTGGGAAAATCAACATTGTTAAAGGCCATCGGCGCATTGCTGACCGGACAACGTGACGATGTTTTACGTAGTGGCGCATCCAAGGGATTCGCCAAAATGGTTGTCGGGGACGATGGCGAAGAATACGATGTGCAACTATCCTTTACGGAGAACAACCCGCGCGGTACGCTGACCATCAAACAGAAAACGACCGGGATGGCCACGAACAACGTTTCAATGTTGCAACGAATCTTTGGCTATCAAGATTTCGACGCGGTGGAATTTTCCCGTTGGTCGGAAACGGCGGAAGGACGGCGCAAACAAATCGCCGTGGTTAAGGCCCTTTTGCCCGAACCGGTCCGCAACCGCATTACCGAAATTGACGAAAACGTGGCCACGCTGAAAGCGGAACGAACCGGTGTCAATCGGGATGTCAAGACATTCGCCACCCTTTTCGAAACCATCGAAAACCAGTTGGCCCCGGGTGACGTGGAAAAGTTCGCCACGCCCGTGGATGTTACCGAACTTATGGAACGGCAACAGAACAACGCCAAGTTAATCGAAAAGGCCAAGACGGTCCGGGCGGCGTTGGAACAGAGGAAACAACAGTTGGCCGACATTCCGAACCGTCTTAAAGCGGAAAAGGCCAAGGCGGAAGAAACCCGTGCCACCTATGCGCAACGTGTGGAATCGGCCCGCATTCTGTACGAAAAGGCCGTGGCGGAACAGAAAGAAGCGGAAAAGGGAATTACGGACCTTTACAACGCCAACGTTGCCGCCATTGAAGCGGAAAAGGCCGATTACGAAGGACGGAAGGCCAACGCCGAAAAGTGGTTGGAAACCTACGAAGCGAACAATCCGGAAAAATCCAACGTTGCTGAACTGTTGGAGAACGCGGACGCACATAACAAGCGGTTCAATCTCGTTTGCCAGTACAAGGAAAAGAAAAACCAATACGAATCCGTCAAGGCCAAGGCCGAACAGATGGACGCGGACATTGACAAGTTGGCTAAGGAACGCGCCACGCTGATTGCGAACGCCCATTTGCCGATTGCCGGATTGTCCTTTTCGGACGATGGTTTGGAACTGAACGGCATTCCGTTCGTCCCGGGCAAAGTTTCCGATTCGCAGACAATGGAAATCGCGGCCAAACTGGTCATTGCGTCCAATCCGACTGTCAAGGTGTTCCGAATTGGCCGTGGCGAATCCTTGGGTCAAAAGAGGTTAGAAACCATCATTGACATCGCCCGCCGTAATGGGTTCCAAGGATTCATCGAACAAGTTCAGCGCGGACAAACCGAAATGTTGGTCGAAGAATATACCGAACGTTAACCGAACCGCCGGGGCGGTAAATCCGTCCCGGCCTTACTGATATGTTAAGCAAAGAAACAAAACAAAAGATTGCATCTTGCAAGGCGTTAATGGGCAAGACGGTTGCGGATATCATCGAAACCGACAGATTCCGGAATAACCTTGGCGCGTATATGATTGCACAGAGAGAGGACCGCAAACAAATCCGTGCATCCTACGAAGCGATGCGCAAGATGGGCGGGGCCAAAGGGTACAAGTTGCCCGCGCATACGATTGACCGGGTTATGGATTTGTCCGTGGAAGAATTCGCAAACGCTTTTGCATCCATCATCAACGGGGTTTCCAAACGTACCGCATCCGAACGGGAATACATTGCACAGTTGGGTTTCCAAGCGTACAATTTAACCGTTATTCAGTACGTTATTGAAGAATTCCCGGAACTGGAAAAAGAACTGATTCCAAAGACAAACGAAAATTAATCAATTATGAACACTAAAACGCAAGAGAACAAAAGGAACTATGCGATTCGCCGGATTATCAAGGCGTTGAAAATTGGGCGGGTCCTATCCTTTTATGACGGACGGGAATTCGGCGTTTCGGAAATGCATACGTGCTTTTGCATCATCCGCCAAAAAATCCGCGACGGCAAGATTCCCGGGTACGTTATGAAAGACGAATGGCGTACCGATTACGATGGGGTTCGTTACAAAATTTACTGGTTCGAAGATGGCCAAAATTAGTGAATCCGGAATCATCGGAACCGACGGGAAATTGCGGATGCCGATGGATAGATTGAACGCTTTCTTTGCCGCCAACAAAGGGAAACGCGTGATTATACAATTCGAAGCCGCCGAACCCGGTTCATCGGAAGCGCAACTGGCGTATTACTACAATTACATCGTCCCGGCAATCCAAACGGCATTATTGGATGTCGGCGAAAGAAAGACAGAACGCCAAACGGATATATGGTTGCGTGAACAATGCGTACATTGCACGTCCGGATGGGGCGATTTGATGGAAGCACGGGAAATGAACCAAAGCGATTTTTCCCTATTCTTGGAATGGCTCAAACAGTTTGCCGCCGAAAACCTATTTGTTTACATTGAGGACCCAAAAACGATTTGATATGCGAAAGATTAACGAAAACGATTTCAAGGAATATAAGATTATCGGAAACGGATGGTTATTTACCGTTCATAAACTGGCAGACGCATTGCGTGAATGGAAACAAATGCGATTCGGAACTTTCCAAGGAATCAAACCAAATGGCGATGCCGTAATTCTTGACACCAAATAACGATGGCTATGGAACTGAAAGACGTTTTATTTTTTGATACGGAAACCACCGGTATTCCGGACAGAAACGCCAAGTGGAACGAAGATTTTAACGAATATCCCCACGTTGTGCAACTGGCGTGGAAAATCGGGGAAAAGGCGGAATCCCACATCATCCGCCCGGACGGGTGGGAAATCCCGGCGGAAACCGTAGAGGTCCACGGAATTACGACGGAATATGCGATGGAACACGGGGAACCGTTCGTGTTTGTCATTGACAGATTCATTGCGTTCGCGGAAAAGGCCGGTTTGTTGTGTGGCCATAACATCCATTTCGACACGTTCATTATCAAGGCGAACATTTTGCGTGAACTGGGATGGGAATATTATGACGCGAACAATGTTGAATCGGCCTTGTTCAAGGGCAAACGGATTGACACGATGCGCCCGACGATGAAATGGGTAGATGCGCGGATGGCCAACGGTCGCATTAAGTTCCCGAATCTTTCCGAACTGTATTCCCGTTGTTTCCCGGGCGAAACGTTCCCGGCCCACGATGCAATGGAAGATGTGAACGCCGTTGCTCGTTGTCTGCCGGTCCTTTTGGAAAACGGGTTGGTCGAACTGAAAGTTAAGGAATACCCGGAAGAACAGATGGAACCGGCCAAGGAACCGGAAAAAAGTACGCCCGTTTCTTGTTCGCGTTTCGAAAACGCCGTAAAATGCCCAAATTTCACTCCAATTCCCGAAAATGATAAATTACCCATCCAACAAGAGAAAGGCCCGCAAATCGAAAATTCGGCAGAAATAAGCGCGGTTAACGAACTGTTGGAACAAAACGAATTCTAACATTATGGCAAAGACATTGACATTCCACAATACGCCGTCTTTCTATCTTGCGTATATGGAAAACTGGCTAACGCATCAACGCAACGCCAAGGCGAAACCGGCGGAAATCGCCATCGTAGAGGATTTGAAACAACTGGTGGAACTTGGCGTTCAGCAACTGACACCCGTACCGGCGGAACCGGCAAAACAATAAAACCAAAGCGATATGGAAAAGACATTCGAACTAAAAATGTTCAAAATCGGATTGTTTGGCGCAGATTGCAAATATAAACTTTCCGAAACCGACGATGATGGCACGGTAACAGAAAACGAATTCCACGTAAAGGTTTCCCGGCCCATCCATCCGGACTTGACCGGCCTTTTCGAAAAGGACTTGCGCGACATCTTGGCCAACATCATCGGCACAACCGACGATATTAGCGCAATTGAACTGGGTAATTCCACGATTACGCCGACCGGCATTGCATTCGCCGGAAAGAATGAGAACATCGGCATTTCCATTTTCGGAGAACGCCAAACCAAATTCGGGCGCATCGTGTTCAAAACCCCGCGCATCAAGTACAAGACAAGCGAAAGCGACGTTGCGGCCAAGTTGACAGTCTTTGCAGACCAAATCGTGAACGAAGCGCACGAATACCTTTTTGAGAACAAGACGGCGGAAATGACCGTGTTCGGCGGCGAATAATGGACCCGATTTGGATAGATACCCGCGAACAGTATGACTATTGCAAGATGCGCGGATTTGAACCGTTGATTGACGGGCGTTTCTGTATGGAAATACGTTTGCGGGTTTCCGTCCAAAGGGACTTATTCGGGACCGGCCACACCCCGGCGGAAAACGAAAGGTTTTATCGTTGGTGTTGGGACCATTACCCGCATCAATGCGCGGAAACGATGCGACCGTTAAAACAGTATTCGGCAACGTATATTTCGCACATCTTGACCCGGGGGGCGCATCCGGAAATGGCGCACGACCCACGGAACGTTAACATCCTATGTTTTGAAATGCACAACAAATGGGAAAACGGAAAACGGGAAACGATGCGGATATACCGGGGAAACCAGTTAATAATCGAACAACTGAAAAAGGAATATGGCGAAATTGGAATTGATTTTTGACAATGATGGTTGCCCGGGATTGTTTAAAGGTCCGGTTATTTACCGAAAAGACGGTAATACATTAGTTCCGGTTTTGTATTTCCGGAAACCAAAGAATGTTCCCAAAGAGGAATTCGATAAAGTTGTTAAATTTGTAATTAGTAAAGCACGGAAAAAATGAATAAAGTTTTTTTGAAAGGAAATTGCGGGCAAGACCCGAAAATAACCACGTTCCAAGACGGCGGAAAGGTCGCACAATTCACGATGGCAACCACGGAAAGAGGTTACAAGACCCAAGACGGGCGCGAAATCCCGGACGTGACAGATTGGCACAACATCGTTGTAAAGCGGACCGGCCTTGCCGGTGTCTGTGAACAATTCGTGAAAAAGGGAACCCCGCTTTTGATTGTGGGAAAAATCCAAACGCGCAGTTATCAAGACAATGCCGGACAGACGCGATACGTTACGGAAATTGTTGTGGAAGAACTGGAACTTTTGGGCGGCAAGAAACCCGAAACGGCCCCGGCCCCGCAACCCGAATATACGCCCGCGCAATCGGCGCAAGTTTTCCCCGGTAAAACGGAAGAAGATTTGCCCGCCGGATTCTAAAAAAACCAAATATGCAAATCGAAAGGAACGAATATAATCCGGAGCAACACGATGTTTTCAAGGCCCTATCGGTTAAGCAACCATTTGCGGACTTGCTGACGATTGTTGTTTCCCGTGACGAATCCGGAAATTATATGGCAGAAAAAACCATTGAGGTCCGGACCCGAAACACGAACTATCGGGGCGATATTTTGGTTTGTTCGTCCGCCCGTCCAGTCCTTCCGGGCCTGATGTCCGGCGTTACTTGCGGTTTCGTCGAACTGTATGACGTGAAACCCGTTGAAGAATTCACGGAACAAGATTGGCGAAACACTTGCATTCCGCCATTCGCCCGGCCAAAAACGGGTTACGGTTGGATGATGCGCAACCCGCGCCGGGTCGTGGAAATGCCAATCAAGGGACAATTGGGCGTTTACAATCTTATCGTTCCAAAGGGCGATATAACTATTTATCCGCAAGAAATGGCGATGGGCGCGGATGGATGGGAAACCGTACAGAAAAGAATCAAAAAAAGTGAATGATGGAAAATTGGTGGAAAAGCAAATTAACGCCGTTCGATACCGAACTTTGCGTTATGGTCGAATCGCTTACCGGGAAACCGTGCGAACCACGGAACGGCGGGGATGAACAGTATTTCATTGTGGCGGACTATTCGGCGAATCCGGACCCGGACTTTGTGTCGGCCTTGATGGATGCCGTGGCGGGCCGCGTGGGTAACAGACTGGATAAGATGGACGATAAACCGGATGAAAAGTATTTCATCGCTTACATCTTCTTTTCTGTCGAAAAATATCCGAACATTCTACGTCTTGACCGTGACGCAAAGCCGCGTATATCTGTCGGGGAACAGTATTGCAAACAACTTGCGACCGTTCGGGCCGTCCAAGTGAAACGGGAAAACGTCGGCCAGTTGTTGCAGTTTGTCGGAAACGGGGAAATGGAAATCGAAAAGGTACCCGGCGGAAAGGCGGTATTCCATTTCCGGAACGCTTGTGGTTCCGTCTATGCCCACGCCCCGGAATTCTCTTACATCGTCCATAAGAAGGACGGATTATTTAACGTTGTTGATAAGGAAACATTCGAAAAAGAATACGAACCGAAATGAAGATAGAATTGGATGATGCGATTTTGGAAACCGCCGTCAATGAATTCGGGGTTGTGTCGCAATTGAACGTTGCGGTCGAAGAATGTGCCGAACTGATTGACGCGATAATGAAGCACAGACGCGGACGCATCGGAATCAATGAGGTTATCACGGAAATAGCCGACGTTCAAATTATGTGCGCCCAACTGGAATTCGTTTTCAGCGGTAACAGTAAAATCGTTGAAATGGAACGCGCCCGGAAAATGGACCGGTTGCGCAATAGGTTAGAATCATTAAAGAAAAAGCAATGAAAAATAAGGTTTATATACATATCGGACACCATCTTGGACTGATGCAAGCAAGTAGTATTCCAACATCCGCGCCGGGGGAAGAAGAATATATCAGTACGAAATCGTTGTTAGAATTGATTAAATCGGAAAAGGAAAGACACACGGCAAGACATTCTATTGGCGGTATTGCTTCGTGTAACGCATTAAGGGAACTAACCGAAAAACTGGAATCATTATGAAAACAATCTTAACAATCATTATTGCCGCCGTGGTTGGGTTGGTGTGTGGGTTCCTTGGCGGCGCAATCTGTCTTGTTCTCTATACGATGCACAGAGAGAACAAAGTACAAGAATAATTCAAGAAAGTTATGGCAAGACCAAAAACGTGCGACACTTGCAAATTCTTCCAAGCGGAACATTATATGGATGGACCCGGGACGTGCGAAAAATCCCGGCATATCGTATGGCCCACGGATAAATGCGCAAAGTACGTGCTATGTGACAAAAGGGGATATTACCGGACGAATTAACGCCCGGTATTCCCATATATCGAATTTTTGATTATCTTTGCAAAAACCAACGAATTATGGCTAACACAACCGAACCAAAGAGAAAGGGACGGAAACCCCAATGGACCGATGCCAAAGTGGATATTATGTGCAAGGCCATCGCCACGGGTAAATCCTACAAAGACGCGTACACCGCCGCCCGCGTTTCCCATACAACTTTTTATAAGCATTTTAACGAAGATGCTGAATTTAATGCACGGGTAAAAAAGGCCGAACGGGAATATCAAGAATATTACGATTCCCAATTGGTCGTGGACTGCAAGCGTTCTTTGTTGGAACTGGTTCGTGGTTATGAATGGGACGAAACCACAACCGAATCCGCATTGGATAAGAACGGCGAAATGGTTGTTGTGAAAACCAAAGTGGTCCACAAGAAAGCCGCCCCGAATCCAACGGCCATAATCTTTGCGTTGTGCAACCGTGCGCCGGATGAATATTCGAACAAACATATCCAAGAACTGACCGGCAAGATTGAAACAGAATCAAAGCCGGGAATAACCTTGTCAAACGTCCCGGATTCTCTTTTGGCGCAAGTTATTGACGCGATAAATGAAAAATAATTGGCCGGAAAAACCGAATTGAAAAGCGAAATTCCTTTTGACCGCGTTAAGGTCCGCCGGGGGCGAAACCGGCCCGTTACCCGGCGGGCCTTTTTATCGAAATATGAAGAAAAGAAAACACGATTTTGAAGATTGGGCCGAATGGGTTGCGATTATTGCCGTTTGGTTAATTGGTGCATTTGCTATTTATCTTGAATGTCGGCACTAAAAGAATAATAGAAACCTATAAATTCCGATAGGGACTTATAGATTTTCGGCCCTAATTGATTGAAATATGGGAATGAAAATGGACAAATCGGCCTACGAAGGTCTGGTAAAACAAGACATTGAATGGCTTGACAAAATGATGGAAGAACACTCTCCGCACTCGTTGGAGGGTAGGCACTTGCGGGATATTGCTATTTGTTCTGTATGCTTGCTCTACGGCGATGGAATAGAAGGTATGTGTCCGAATCCGTTTTGCAAACACATTCCGGCCCTAAATGACTGAATTATGAAATTGCCGTACATAACAATAAATTGGGATAAATTACAACGAAAAATTGTTGTTGGATTTGCTATTTATCGCGTCGGAATTGGTTGTGTTCTTTGGTGTGATGAATGGAAAAATTTTCGTGAACTTTGGCCGATTGCATAATGGATGTTGATACAATGCAAATAACCCGGATGTTGACAGAACACCCGGAATTGTTTTTACAAGAGGGCGCACGGCGCAAACTGATTTGGTTTGCCCAGTATATGCAAGCGTCCTTCCAACCAACGCCGTTCCATCGTGCATATTATGAGGTGTTGGACCGGTTCGCCAAAAGACAGATTAAAAACCTAATTATCCAAGCACCGCCCCAACACGGTAAATCGCAAGGTTCGTCGCGTTTCTTACCGGCTCAAATGTTGGGATTGTACCCGGACATAAAGATTGCCATTTGTTCGTATGCGGCCACAATCGCAAAGGACTTTAACCGGGATGTTCAAAGACTGATTGATTGCGACGAATACCGCAACATATTTCCGGAAACCGTATTGAACGGGTCCAACGTTGTTACTGTTGCGAACAACTATTTGCGTAATTCGGACGTGTTCGAAATCGTAAACCATACTGGTTCGTTGCGCGTGGTTGGCCGTGGCGGTTCGCTGACATCGAAAACCGTGGACGTAATGATTTTCGATGATTTGTATAAAGATTCCCAAGAAGCGAATTCCCCGCAGATACGTGCAACGGCGTGGGATTGGTACACGAAAGTTGCCCGGACCCGTTTACACAATGATTCGCAACAATTAATTGTGTTCACGCGATGGCATCCGGACGATATTATTGGAAAAATCATTGAATCGGAAAAGGTCATATTTGCCGAATCGTGGGCCGCCCTTGAAAACGTACCGAACGATACGTGGGTATTGGTCAATTTCGAAGCAATCAAGACGGGACCGGCCACGGAAATAGACAACCGGGAACCGGGAACACCTCTTTGGGAAAAACGGCATTCCTTGGAACGTCTATTGGCGTTGAAACAGTTGGACCCGGTTGGTTTCCAATGTCTGTATCAAGGGGACCCGGGCAATGCAGAAGGTAAGTTGTACCAACCGTTCAAGACGTGGGTAGAAAAGGACGATTGGGGCCAATATATCCGTTCGGGTTGCTATGTGGATGTGGCGGACGAAGGGGACGATTTTTGTTTTGCCGCATCGTATGACATATACAAATCCGAAAACCAAATTTGGAATGAGCATAACAAGCGGTTCGAACCGTTATTGTTTGCGCTGATTACTGACATTGAATATACCGACGAATCTACGGACGTAACAACCGTTACCGTTCCCCGTCTTATCAATGCGAACGGTGTGCAAAAGGCGTGGATAGAATCTAATAACGGCGGTTCCCAGTTTGAAAAGCAAGTGAAAAAGAAGGTTCGCGCCCTAACGGTTCCGTTCTATCAAGGACAAAACAAGGAATCCCGGATTGTCACTAACGCCCCGTTCGTCAATCAACATATCGTTATGCCGTTCGGATGGGAAACACGTTATCCGAAATTCTATAACCATATTACGGCATTCTTGCGCAAATTCGACGCAAACGCACACGATGATGATGCGGATGGACTGACCGGAATTTATGAAAAGGAAATTGCAGATGGCAACATTAAACCATACGGAGCCGCCAACCGTGGGGTTCGGGTCCATTAAGGCCGATTTGGGGCGATTTCAGCGACTTTAATGGAAAATCCAAGGAATTACACATTTTGTAAAAGAAATTGGATTTAAGGCGATTTTTGAAAAAAATAACTATTTTTGCATCGAAAGCGGTCAAGGGTAAACCGTGCAACCATTAACAATTAAACATTTTGCATTATGTCACTTATTTGTCAATGCCCGGCCAACACCGCATTAACGACCATCCCCGCCGTTACTTGCCCGGAAAACTTTGGCCAAATTCAAAAGGTCGCGTTCCAACGTTTGGTTAAGGCCGACGGAACCCGCAACGCGTTTACCGGTCAAGCGGCAGGAACGCCCGCCGTGGATAACATCAAATTGAAGGCCCAATGGACCGCGTTACTGTCGGCGGCAGACGGTTCCAAAATCGTCGTGTCCCCGTACATCAACGCGCCCGCAGATTCCGGCGGAGATGCCCGTATGACATCCGGCGGAAATGATGATTTGGGCGGCATCGCGCAAGTGTTGGGCGGCAATCCCGTTCAATTCGACGGCCAACTGCGTTCCGTTCCCCAGTCCGTCATTAAGGCAATGAAGGAACTTATGTGTGAAGCGCAAGCCGGAAACCTTGGCGTTTTCTTGTTCGACGAAAACGGCAAAATCCAAGCGTTGCAGGACCAAACCACCGCAACCACCTATTACCCGATTCCGATTCGTGGCCTTTTCATCGGTTCGCTGATTCACGGCAATTTCGACGCGAAGGATTCCAACGCGATTTCTTGGCAATATCCGGACAACTATTCCGACGATTTGGTTATCGTCACGCCGTCCGACTTTAACCCGCTGACCGATTTGGTCCCCGCATCCTAATCGTATGAACGCCAAGACAACAACGGTAACGTTAGTTGCAAACGGCGTTACCCGGGAATTTGAATTTTCCCACGCTGAACGATTATTGCGGATGCCGAACAACGGCGGTTGGCATTTGCCGGAAGAATCTAAATTCGAATTTGGTTTGGAATATGGGTTACGATGTCGGAAAGATAAAAAAGGAAATAGCGGAAAATAAGCGTTCCGCCGTTCTTTCCCGTGCGAAACTGCACCAAATGCGCATCAAGTTTCACACGGTTAAACGGGTAACGTCTTTTAATTCGCCATACATTTCCATTCCGCTAACGCAATTCCTTGCGTTCGTGGAAAATATCTTGCCGCACGATAAGTTTGTTCTTTTCAAGGCGTTGTTCCGTTATCCCATCAAAACGAATGAGATAACGGATATATGCTTTGACAAATTAAGCCGCATATTTGACGGTCGCAACCCCGCGTTCAATTACCAATTCGCAAATTCCGCCCAACGCGACGATTGGGAACGGTACAGACAAGAAAAGTTGAACGAACCCGACGTGTGGGAAACGAAAGGATGGGAATTTTTCAAATCCGAAATCAATTCCGTTCTTATCGTTGACGTGGCCCGGGAACAGACAACCGACTTGCCGGAACCGTATTTCTACTGGTTGCCCATTGACGATGTGATTACATACAAGGCCGACCCGACAACGGGCCAAATGGACTTTATTGTTTTCCGTCGGAAGGATGAAATCGTGGTGTTGGACGATGAAACGTTCCGGGTTTGGGACGATAAGAAGCACACGGGCCAGTTGGTCGGTATGCCGAAAATCGAAGCACGGCACGATTTGGGATATACGCCCGCAAGATTCTTTTGGAATGAACCCATTTCGTTGGACGAACCGGATGTGAAAGCATCCCCGTTGTCCGCCGAACTGGAAAGTTTGGATTGGTTCGAATTCTTCCACATTTCCAAACGCCAATTGGACCTTATGGGTTCATATCCCATTCTGTCCGGCTATGAACAAAGTTGCGACTTTTCGAATGCAGAGAATGGCGATTATTGCGATGGCGGTTTCTTGCGCGACAAACAAGGCCATTACCGGTTGGATATGGCCGGGTTATTGTTGCGTTGCCCGAAATGCGGTAATAAGCGCATTATCGGGGCCGGTTCATTCGTAGAAATCCCGGTCCCCAACGAATCGGAAAACCAACCCGATTTGCGGAACCCCGTTCAAATGCTGACCGTTGACAAAAACGCGCTTGAATACAACGTATCGGAACAAAAGCGGTTACGTGAAGAAATCATTACGGCGGTTGTCGGCCAAGATGAAATCGTAACGAACCGCGATGCGTTCAACGAACAACAAGTGCAAGCGAATTTCGAAAGCGTTACAACCGTGTTGAACCGGGTAAAGAAGGGTTTCGAACTGGCCCAACAATGGGTGGATGAAACCATTTGCCGGTTGCGCTATGGACGGTATTTCATTTCCGCCAAAATCAACTACGGAACGGAATTTTACCTTTATTCCACGGACGAATTGCGGAAGCGTTACAAGGCCGCGAAAGAAGCGGGTGCGTCGGAATCCGAACTGGATATGATGCAAAACCAAATCTTGCAGACGGAATACAGAAACGACCCGATGCAATTGCGCCGTATGTTGGTGTTGGCAGAACTTGAACCGTTCCGCCATCTTTCCCGGCAAGAGGTTTCCGAACTGTTTTCCAATAATCTTGTTTCCGAAACCGATTTGCGTATAAAATTGAATTTCCCTAATTTTGTACGCAGATTTGAAAGAGAGAACACGAACATTTTGGACTTTGGTTCGGAAATCAATTACCGGAAAAAGATTGAAACAATTATGGCCGAATTCCGCCGGTATGCTGACGAACAGAAACCGGCCCCGGCCCAAGTTTAACTAATAAAACCGTGTGAACGATGATTACAAAAGACGGGCGCGACACCCCAATTGAAAGACTGACACCGGAAAACTACATTGTTCCCAAGGGCGAAGAAATGGCCTATCACGCCGTTATTGAGGTCCGGTTGTTTGACCAAAAGACCGGCGTAAGACTATCCAAACCCCGGGTGCAAAAGTTCGGCAAGAAGGTGTTCGAAACCAATGTTGCAGACAGTTTGCGCAAACAAGGTTATGACCTTACCATCTTGCACAATCCGAATGACTGGATTCGTGAACAGAAGGCCAACGCCGAAGCAAAGGCCAAGGCGGAAGCGGAAGCAAAGGAAAAGGCCGAAAAGGAAAGATTCGATGCCGCCGTAGCCGCCGCCGTTGCCAAGGAAATGGCCAAGCGCGAAGCCGCCGAAAAGGAACCGGAAAAGAAACCGGGCCGCGCCAAGAAAGAAACCGATTAACCAATTAACAAAACGTATTATGCCACAGATTGCACAACAAGACAATTTATTCATTGACGTTACTACGTTGGGGACGTTTTCGGCGGACCAAAAGGCCAAATTGGTCGAATGTTTCAAGGCCGGAACCATCCTTGACGTTGTGCAACGTTCCGCCGCCGGGGTTTCCAAGTGTATTTCCGCGTCTTACGCGGATGTAAGCACAACCCGGACGTACACCTTCGTTTTTGGTGGCGCATCGCTCCAAAGCGTTACCGCGACTGAAACCATCGAAGCGTAGCCGCCCCGTGTGGCGATTACTGGAAAAGACATTAACCAAAAATTCAAAGGGTAAGAATTATGGCACTAACAACCGAATTACTGAACGCCAACACCGCATTAGCGGGATTGACGGACGAACAAAAGGCCGCAATCGTCGAAATGTCACGCAATGACGAAACGTCGGTTATCGGCCAAAAGACCGGGGAAATCTATGGCGGGTTGGATGCTGACATTTTGTCCGCGTCCGGCATCGCAAAGAACGGAACCGAAAAAACCTACGATTACGCCAAACGGGTCATTGGCGAAATCAAGGCGCAAGCGGGCAACGCAAGCGAACTGCAAACCCAACTTTCGGAACTGACCAAAGAAAAGGCCCGTTTGGAAGGAATCATCGCCAAGGGTGGCGCAGACGCAGAAACCAAACGTGCATTGGAAAAGGCGCAGACGGATTTGGCGAACGTGACGCGTGATTACGCAGAACTGCAAACCAAATACGATACGGCCAAATCCGAACACGAAAAGGCCCTTTTCGGCGTGAAGATTGACGGCGAATTTGCCAAGGCAACCGCCGGACTGAAATTCAAGGCCGATTTGCCCGCATCCGTGATTTCCGTACTTACCGAACAAGCCGTGGCCAAGGTCAAGGCGATGAACCCGGAATATATTGACGATGGTAAGGGCGGCAAAGTGTTGGTGTTTATGGAGAACGGCGCACCGCGACGCAATCCGAACAACAACTTGAACCCTTACACGGCATCCGAACTGGTTGCAATGGAACTTTCGACAATGGGTGTGTTGGATTCCGGACGCAAACAGACCGGGGCCGGGTCCCAAGGCGGGGACGGCGGAAATGGTTCGGGTGGTGCAATTGCCGACCTTTCGGGCGCAAGAACCCAAGAGGAAGCGCACGAAATCCTTGCGAAACAATTGATGGCGCAGGGCAAAATCAACGGTTCCAAGGAATTCGCCGACGCGATGGCGCAAGCGTGGAAGGACAACCACGATGTTATCAAGGCGTTACCAGTCCGTTAAACAAGTAATCCAACCGGGTAAAGGGTCAATCCGGCATTCATTAACAATCTAAACTTTTTAGCATTATGTCACTTATTGCAACCCGATTGCAGAATTGGCGCGTGGAAAATCCGGAATTCGACCGGAATATGGCCCGCCCGTTGGAATACGGTGCGTTGGATTTCTTCATTGAGCAAACCAACGCCGCCAATTCCATCATTAACCCGAATTTGCGCGACCGTGCTTTTGAAAGCATCGGCAACACCGTACAGATTCCGGTTATCAACTATGACGGCGATGTGACCGTTTCCAACGTCCGTTCGTGCGTCATTGCCGACGATGAAAACACGTCCGCCCTTTACACCGTTAACTGGGTCACGTTGGCCGTCGGTTTCACGATGGTTCCGCAGTTGTATCGGAACAACGAGATTTCCTACGAACACGATTTTGCCCGCAAGATGGAAAAGATTTGCCGCGCCCTTGCAACCGCGATGGACGTTTTGGCAATTTCCGCCCTTGAAGCGAACAAAACCCAAGTGTTCAAGGACCAACTCTATTACACCGTCACATCCAATTCCGTCCAAATCCCGTGGAACGCCCGAATGGAGTTCTTGGCCGATATGAACGCAATTATGCGGGCGAACGCTTACCCGGAAATGTTGCACGTTATCGGCGGGGCTGGTTTCGATTCGTTGGTGCGCAAGATGGCCGAACACGACATCTACAACGATGTCAACAAGCGGTTGGAATACGACAACAAGGTATTCCATTACACCAACAACATCGCCAACGAGCAGGGCATTTTTGCGACCGGCTACATCGTGGCCGACGGCAACGTGGGCGTTCTTACCCGTGTTGACCGCGAAGCACTTGCCCGTACAAAGGCCAATTTCCACGAATGGGACGTTGTGCGTCTGCCGTTCATTGACTTGCCCGTGGGTTCCCATTATTACACGTCCGTCGGTGACACGTCCGGCATCGCCGGGGCCGCGTCCGCCGATATGGTGTGCAATGTCAAGGAATATTTCGGGTTCAGCGTGGACGTTGCTTTCCTCGTTGCGTACAACTCCGACCCGACCACGGTTGCCAATCCTATCGTGAAGGTCGAAATCGCCGCCCCGGGCAACGCCAACCCGTTCGCCACGCCGGTTGAAGTTGTTAATTCGGAAGATAACCCGGTTAACACCAAGGCCATTTCTTAACGGTACACCTAAACCAAACTGATTTGCGGGGACGGGACTACAAAACCCCGTCCCCGTTTTCCAATTAAGAAAACCGGATATGATACGATTACAAGAAATCCAAGCGGCGTTGTCCCACGTTGTCGGTTGGCAACAAGATTACAACCCACAGAACCAAATTGATTCCGATTTGTGCGAATCGGAAAGCGGTCTTACATTCCAAGGCGCACACCCGCTTTGCACGTTGGCCAATATCCGGGCGATTATGCCGGACGATTATTTGTATAACTATCCGGATTGGGTCAACACCATTGCTTATCCAGTTGGGTCCAAGGTAAAGCACGGCGGGACCGTTTGGATGGCAAAGGCCGTCAACACCGGTTCCGAACCCGCATCAAACAACACCGATTGGGCGCAATACAATATGGTTTCCGATTTCGTGCGCCAACTGACGATTAACGGAATCAACACGGCGGTTCAGCAATTCATCCAAGAAAAGCAACTGCAACAAGAAACGCGGAATCTGTTGGAACGTCGCACGTTCTTCGACGGGGCCGCGCGTCTTGCCGCCACGATAGACCCGACCGGAAAAATTGTCGGTTTCGAAATCGTGCCGGTCCGGGCAATGGGCGTGACAACGAAGATTGAACGGATTGGTTTGCAAATGACCGGCGCGACCGGGCGGGTCCGTCTGTATCTGTTCCATTCGTCCCAAATCGCCCCGATGCGGACGATTGATTTGGAGTTCACGAACAGTAACGGCGGATTCCAATGGTTCAATCTTGCCGAACCGTTGTATTTGCCGTATATCCCCGGCGGACCGGGGGACGGGAACGATGCGGGCGGGGCGTGGTTCCTTTGCTATAACCAAAACGAATTGCCCGCCGGAATGCGGGCGTTGAACGTGTCGAAAGACTGGTCCGTGGAACCCTGCCAAACTTGTTTGGGCGGGTCCATCGAATCGTGGCGGCAAATGACAAAGTATTTGCAAGTGTCCCCGTTCGGCATCCGCGCCCCGTTGGACTTTGAGGAATACCCGGAAATGTTCGATATTGCCCAAATCGGTTACACGAACACGATGAACTACGGAATGAACGCAGAAATATCGGTTGGATGCGACATTACCGATTTCATCATTTCCCAACGGTCCATCTTTGCAACGGTAATCCAAAAGCAAGTGGCCGCGAATGTCTTGCGGACCGTGGCAATGAATCCGGATGTCCGCGTTAACCGAAATCAAGTGAACGTCACACGGGACGAACTTTTATATGAACTGGACGGTGCGCCGCAAGGACGGCCCACGGGATTGGGGTACGAACTGAAACAAGCGTACAAGGCGTTGGAACTTGATACCCGGGGACTGGACCGGATTTGTCTTAAATGCAACAACCACGGTGTTAAATACCGTACCGTTTAGTTAATTCAACGAGAAATGGCGAATAAGGGCGTTTCTTCGCAAAGATGATAAATTCCTTATCCGGACGGAGAAATGCCCGCAAATCGCCCCAAATGGGCCAAGAAAAGGATATGGGCATTCTAAATGACTTGCGGACACGCGTTCAAGGCGTAAACGATGGGTTGCAGACCGGCGAATTGGTCCGCAATGCCATTGTCCGCCATCCGGACGATATATTGGAATTACAGAAAATGCAACTGTTCCAAGGATTGACCGCAAGCGGAAGGGACATTCGCCCGTACTATTCGGAAGATTTGAAACCGTCCGGATATTTCCATTCAAGGGAATCTGCCGGGCGGTATGCCGATTGGAAACTGACCGGGATTCGCTACCCGTACCGGGCCAACCGAAACCCGGATGCGCCAAACCTTTACATAAACGGAAAGTTCCACGATGAATTGGGCGTACAATTCGCCGCCGATACCGTTGGAATCGTACCGACCACGCCATATTCTGCCGGAATTATGGCCAAATACGGCATCAACACGTTCGGACTTATGCCGGACAACTGGGCCGTTATATTCGAACAACGTGGCGCATACGCCGAATTGATGAACGAAATAAAACAACGTCTTTATGTCTAACAACGCCCCGACAATTCAAAACCCGGTTATGTTGGACCGGATAATTGGCGAAATCCAACTTGGATTGGCCAACAACATAAGTTGGTTGGATGTGGCCTTTGGCCGGTCCCAACGTCTTATCAAGGCGATGGATGGGAAAAAGATAATTACCCCGAACGTTTTTTGTGGCGGATGGAACGGCCACGGCGAAAACGATTACATTGAGGTTTCCCCGGATTCGAAGATTGGAAATTTCTCTTTCTTCGAAATTGAGGACCCGCAGACAATAGAAAACGGTCCGTGGGCGCGGTCCATCAAGGCCCCGTTCGGCCTAATCTTTTGGTTTGACTTGACCCGGGTATATAACGAACCGGCCAACCGGAACACGGAATACTTGAAAGCGGAAATCCTACGTCTTTTGTCGGGCCGTTCCGGATGGGCGTTGTCGCAAGGCCGCATCTTCATCAACAAAGTTTATGAACGGGCGGAAAATATTTACCGGGGTTATACCCTATCCGAAATTGACAACCAATTTTTGATGCACCCGTATTGTGGTATGCGATTTGATGGGATATTGGAATTTGATGAACTTTGTTTTGAATGATTATGGAAAAAGTTTTACCAATCAATCCAAATTATACTGTCTTTTCGGATGGCCGAATTTTTAGTAAAATTTCCGGTAAATTCTTGAAACCGTGGAAAACCAACAAAGGTTATCCAATTGTTTCTTTATTCGATGGAAAAGGCAGACACAAATTTTATTTGTTGCATCGTCTAATTGCAACCGCATTTATTCCGAATCCGGAAAACAAACCGTGCGTGGACCATTTGGATTGTAACCGCGAAAATTGCGCCGTTGAAAACTTGCGTTGGGTAACGTATTCAGAGAACAACAGAAATCCAATAACGGTAAAGGGGTTGGCACACGGAAATTCGATGCGCGGACGTTTAGGGCAAAACAACCCATTATCGAAACGTGTTTTGTGTTATACACGAAATGGCGATTTGGTTAAATGTTATGGCGGCGTACACGAAGCAAGCCGTAAAACCGGAATAAACAAAGGCGATATTGGTGCGTGTTGCCGTGGAAAGAGAAAAACCGCCGGAAATTATATTTGGAAATATGATAATTGAATTTATATGTTGGGTTGCGGTTGTCGCATTGGCATCCGCATTCCTTTTGGGCCTTGCCGTAAAATGGCAATGGTTGGAATGGTTGCAGATACACGCCCCGAACGCATTCTTTGAAAAGATGTTCAATTGCAAGTTCTGTTGCAGTTGGTGGGTTGGCGTGATTATTTCGCTATCTTTGTGTGTGGCAACTGGCCAATGGGTATTACTGGCCGTGCCGGTTTGTTCAACAGTAATCGCAAGGGAATTATGGTAACGGTCGAAATTGGGAAACACAAAGTGGAAATGTACGATTCAATAGACGAATTGCCGATTGAACGTTCCCACAAATACCAAAAAATGTTGCTGATTGATTCGGGCATTGGGGCCGACATCAAAGCGTTTGACGAACGGATTGAAAAGGCCCGCCGTTTCATTATGGACGGAAAGGCGGATAAGGCCCAACAAGAATTGGATAACTTGCGCCAAACGGTGTTTTTCATCCAAAACGGGATAAACCCCAAACACCGGGCGTTCGCCGCGTTGGTCACGAAGATTGACGGAAAGGATTGTACAGACCTTTCGGATGATGCATTGGCAAAGGTTACGGAATTGCTGAAAGATGCGCCGGAAAAGGAACTGACCGCCCGATTGGAAGCGGTCAAAAAAAAAATTGACGCGGAATTAAGATTGTACTTTCCGACATCGTTTGCGGATTCGCAGATAAAAGACTATTACGATTTGTTGAAACAACGGACGATGGCGGTTTTACAGAATATTATTGCCGGAGTTAGGAACCCGGATGAAACCCCGGAAATCGAAAAGTTAACCACGGCGTTGATAACGTATTCCAATCCGCAGTCATTCGTCGGGCCGGACGGGGCAGAGGTCCAGTTTGACAGACAATTTGAAAACCTTTGTTTGGTGTTGTCCGAACAATTGCACGTAAACCCGAAGAATTTTACGGTTTTGGAGTTCTACAACGCGTTCGAATTCGTGAAAGATAGGGCGAAGCAAGTGGAAAAGGCCCAAAAACGGGCAAATAAGACACGATAACGGAAAAGATAAGTAATTTATCGTCCCGAAAGAGAAATGCCGAAATTCGGGACTTTTAGAAAAAATAACTGATATGGATAACCCGAACCCCATTCATTATTCGGATTTGATTGCGCCCGATGATTCCATAAAGAATTTGATGGCGCAATTGGACGAACTGATTGCCAAATACGAATCCGCCAAGACGAAGATTCAAGGCGCGGCCCAACAAGCGGCGCAAAGTATGGCCAATTTGTCCGGGGCCACGGAAGAACAACGGCAACAAATTACGTTGCTTACAACCGCATCCGACAAACTGACCAAAGCGTACAAGGAAAGCGCGGATGCGGAAAGCGAAACATACCGCCGTCGGCAACAAGTTATTTCCGCCGTGAAGGAACAACAACGGATTGACAAATTGATTGTCGAAATCAACAATTCGAAAGAAGGTTCCTACAAGCGTCTATCCGCCCAATATCGGTTAAACAAAATCCGGCTTAACGAAATGACGGCGGAAGAACGGAAAACCGCCGGGGTGGGTAAGGAACTGGAAACGGAAACCCGCTTGATTTATGAAGAAATGTCCCGTTTACAACAAGCGACCGGAAAATATACGTTAGAGGTGGGACATTATCAAAACGCATTAAAGGCGTTGCCCGGGCCGATTGGTCAAGTTGTCACGAATTTAACCAATATGCGGTCCAGTTTGCACACAATCGGCACGTCCGGATTGCCGTTGGCATCAAAGGCGATGCAAGGATTTACAACGGTTATGACCGGAACAATCGGTATAATAATGACGTTCGTTCGTTATCTTACCGGTTCGGCGCAGACAATGCGCGAATTCGAACAAGCGAACGCCAATTTGTCAACGATATTGGGCGTTACGCGTTCGGATATGGAAGCGTTGACAGATACCGCCCTAACATTGGGCCGTACAACTGAATATACCGCGTCGCAAGTGGTCCAGTTGCAAACGGAGTTGGCAAAACTGGGATTCGGGCAAGGTTCCATTATGTCAATGCAAAAATCCATTCTGCAATTTGCAACGGCGGTCGGTGCGAATCTTGCGGATGCGGCATCCGTGGCCGGTTCGACCTTGCGGGCGTTCAATTTGACAAGTAAGGACACGGACGATGTTTTGGCAACATTGGCCGTTGCCACGAACAAATCCGCGTTGTCATTCGACCGCATCCAACAGTCAATTGGTACGGTGTTCCCGGTTGCGAATGCGTTTGGTCTTTCTGTCAAAGATACGACCGCATTACTGGGTTCGTTGGCCAATGCCGGATTCGATGCGTCAAGCGCGGCCACGGCAACCCGTAACATCATATTGAAACTGGCGGATGCCAACGGAAAGTTGGCCAAGGCGATGGGCGGACCGGCCAAGAATTTCGACGAAATCATTGACGGTTTGATTACCTTGCGAAAGGCCGGAACGGATTTGAACACGGCATTGGAATTGACGGACCGCAGAAGCGTTGCGGCCTTTACCGCATTCATATCCGGCGCAGATTCCGCCCGGGAATTGCGTGATGCATTGGAAGATGTTGACGGGGAACTGGAAAGGATTCAAAAGGAAAGATTGGAAACGGTCGAAGGTTCCACGAAACTTTTGAAATCCGCTTGGGAAGGTCTAACGTTGGCATTCAGCGAATCAAACGGCGTGATTCGTGTTTTAATATCCAGTCTAACCGACTTGATTACAAAGACGCAAGAACTGTTCTTTCCCCGTGAAACCCGAATCAATGAAACGTTTGAAAAGTACACGGAAGGATTTCAAGAATACTACAAGGAACACGGCGCGGAAGCCGCGACAACTTGGATTAACGGGTTTGTGGCCCAATTTGACGCATCGGCAAAGAAAGCGGAAAACGATGCCGTATTTGATGGCGTATTGAATAAGTGGTTGGGATTCGGCCAAAAACAGAGGGTTGCAAAAATGACCGCCGACAACGCCAAGGCCATCCGCAAGGCGGCGGGCGTTGTTCTTATGCAAATACAAAATGATGCGGACGAAGCGGCCCGGCAAGCGCAACAAGCGCAGTTGGAAGCGGACCAAAAACAAAGGGAACTGGATGCCGCCACAAAGAAAGCAATTGAAGCCGCCAAGAAACAAAGGATTGCGGACCGTCGGGCGGTTATCGAATCCATTGACTTGGAAATATCCATTACGGAAGCCGGTACGGAAAAGATGTTGCAGTTACGCCAAGACAAAATCGAAGCGCAACGGCAATTGGAGTTGGAACAGAACCGGCAAAAGACCGCATCCGAACGGCAGGATGAAGCCGCCATTAATGCCAAGTATGACAAACAGAAATTGGAAGCGGTCAAGACGTTTAACAATGAGGTGGCCAAACTGAATGTTCAAAGACTGCAAGCGGAACAACAAGCGATTCAATTGCAAATTGCCATTACGCAAGACGGGACGGAAGAAATGTTGCAATTGCGGTTGGCCAACATTGAGAAACAACGGGAAATTGAGATTGAGCAAAACAAACAGAAGGACGAAAAAGTTAGACAATCGGAAGCCGCCATCAATGCCAAGTACGATGCGATGCGTTTGAAGGAATCCGCCGATTTCAACAATAAGTTGGCGCAACGCGACTTGAAAGCCGCGCAAGAACTGGCCCAAGCCGAATTCGATTTGTTGGACCGGAACGAACGGCAAAAAACAATCTTCAAACTGCAACAAGAAAAGGCCCGTTTGTTGGCTATTCTCAAACTGAATGAAACGGCCACGGAGAAAATGACAGAGGACGAAATAAAGGCCGTCAAAAAGACTATCGAAGGGATTAATAAAGAAACCGCCCGATTGGGTTATAACAATCTTTATGAATTGTTGGGTTTGAGCGTTAACCCGGAACAACAAGACGCGTTGAATACGGCCATTGATTCCGTGAAAGAATCCATCGGTTCGTTGGTAGAATCTTGGAACAATGCGGCGGAAGCCGCCGTGAATTCGGCCAATGCGCAAGTGGAAAGCGCACAACGGGTATTGGATGCCGAAATAGAAGCAAGAAACGCCGGTTATGCCAATTCCGTCGAAACGGCACAAAAGGAACTGGAACTTGCGAAGAAAAACCGGGAAAAGGCGTTAAAGGAACAACAAAAGGCGCAGAAAGCGCAATTGGCGTTGGATTCCATACAACAAGCGTCCAGTCTTATCACGGCAACGGCGAACATTTGGAAAGCGTTTTCGGGTGGCGGGGCCATCGGACTTGTACTGGCGGCATTGGCAACCGCGACGATGTGGGGCGCGTTCGCGGCGGCAAAGGTTAAGGCCGTCCAAGTTACCAAACAACAGACGGAGCAATACGGAGAGGGAACCGTTGAATTGTTGCAAGGCGGTTCCCACGCATCCGGCCACGATATTGATTTGGGAACAAAGAAGGATGGAACCCGCAGACGGGCGGAAGGTGGCGAATTCTTTGCCGTTATCAACAAGAGGAATTCCCGGAAATACCGCCATATTATTCCGGATGTCATTAATTCGTTCAACGATGGCACGTTTGCGGACCGTTACCAACGTGCAAACAAGGATATGTCCCAGTATGCCGTCGAAATGATGGGCGGGCATACAGACGTGTCGGGCCTTGAAAAAGACGTTGCCGCCATCCGTGAACAAGGGAATACCGTTCAATATGTGGACGGCCAAGGTAATACGATTATCCGGTACAAGAATTTAACCCGCAAAATCAAATCGTAATGAACCCGATATATAAGTTTGAATTGACCGCCGGGGAAACCACGCAAAGGGCATACCCGATTTATAACGGCGAACTGTCGAAGAATTTCGAAAAGGAATCCGGGCAAGAGTTCTTCCGGGCCAAGTTGTCCGGCGAACTTGTCTTTGAAAGTGACGATTATACGTTCATTGTTTCCAAGGCGTTCGACACACAATTTGTTGTCGAAATCTTCATTTCGTACAACGCGGGCAATTCTTGGGAATCCTATTGGCGCGGGACGTTTTGGAAAACCGATTGCGAATTTGATGGCGATGCGCAGACGGTCGCGGTCAAACCAACCGTTTATGACCAGTATAACGATATCTTGGCCGGACTGGATAAGGAATTCGACCTTATCCAACTGGCCCCGGCTATGAACGAAATAAAGGCCGATAAACGGCCAATGATACAAGTTTACGTCCCGGGCCAGTCTGTTATCGGTTGTTTCCTTTCCGGTATGTGGTGGGAACAAGAATGTGACCCGGAAAGTGACGAATCAAAACTTGTGGAAACCGGAGATGGAAAACTAAATTTTGCCATAAATAAATCGTTGCTAATTGCGGATGTTTCGGGTACGATAACACCCGAATTGCCCGATATGTTGACCGGAATAATAACAAGTTCAAAATTTAACTGGAATACGCAAGGCGTACAAAATTACGATAACGGAGATTACACGTTACAATATAAATTGCAAGGCGGTGGCGGCGGCTCCGTGCAAGGTTGGTATATTATTCGCAATTCCGATTCTGTTATATTGTGGAAACACGAAACAACCGGTTTGCCGGATGCATACGTATTACCTACAACCGTAACGTTGTCCCCGCAAAACGGAGCATCCGGAAATGTTACACTTTATCTTCACGAAATCCCGGTTTATTCGCGCTATATATGCGATACGCAAACAGTTGATTCAACACCAACGTTTGCAATCGGGGATGATGATATTGTGGAAAACAACCGGAATTATAACCGTGTTATCGGGTATAATTTCCCGAATACAATTCAATTTTCATCGCGTATTACAACAACGCCGACACAATGGGGATTGTACCAACCGGGCCAGTATTATCAAGCACCGTTTTCTTTGACCGGTCAAGATTTCTTTCCGGTTGCCCGGAAAGAATGGGGGCGTATATCCATTTGGTTTACATTCTCTTTATTAAATTGGTATGTAGAGCAAACCGCCCGGCAACCGTTCACGATTAGAAATGCATATCCGCTTTGGTCCGTGTTGCAAGTTCTATTAAAAGAGGTGGCCCCGGATATTGAATTTCGCGCAGATTATCGTAATTCGGAATTCCTTTATCCGTATTATTCGAATCCAATTTCAAATTTGGATTTCAGTTTGTTTATAACCCCAAAATCGAACATCGTAACGGCGGATTATGACCAACCGGCACAAAAGGCCCCGATAACATTGCGGAACGTGTTCGATATGTTGCGTGATTGTTTCCGTTGCTATTGGTATGTGAACGAATATGGTCTTTTGCGTATCGAACATATTTCGTGGTTTATGAAGGGCGGGTCTTATACCGGAACGCCGGTTGTCGGAATTGACTTGACGGCGCAGAAAGTGACGCGTAACGGGAAAGAATGGGCCTTTGGACGAAACCAATTCAAATTCGATAAGCCGGAAATGGCCGCGCGGTATCAATTCGGTTGGATGGACGATGTTACCCAGTTGTTCGATGGTTTCCCGATAGACATTGTTTCCAAGTATGTGAATCCGGACAACATCGAAGAAATTAACGTCCAAAAATTCACGTCGGACATTGACTATATCTTGCTTAATCCAAGCGAAATTTCCAAGGACGGGTTTGTATTGTTGGCGGCGGTTGCGGAAAACGGCGGTTATGCGTTGCCGTATGTGAATTTCTTGGTCGGAACGAATGACCATTATTTGCAAAATGCGTATGTCGCATTCTGTATGTTGCAAACGTATTATGCATACGATATGCCAGCACGAAATTACAAGATTAACGGCGTGAATTTTACCGCATTCGGAATGAAGAAATTGAAGAATCAAAGCATAAAATTCCCGGCGTTGACTGACCCGGATATGGTCGAATTAGTCAAAACGAATTTGGGGAATGGAATGATTCAAAAATTATCTATAAATTTGTCAAGTAGAAACGCAAACGCGACATTAAATTATGATACCGAATAACAACTTATCCGTATTGCCGTTTTATACGTCATTGGACCAACAGAACGCCCGCAAATGGTGGGTGTATGGTCGCGTTTATCCGTTGTTTACGCCCGCCGGATTCATCTTGCCGTTTCAAATTATGCGTGAGCATAACGAAAACGATGTTGTGCAAATCATATACTTGTTCGATGCGAACGGCGGCCCAACGCCGGTTGCGGACTTGGGTAGCACGATGAACCCGCAGATTACAAAGAAGCAATTCGCCACATTGGGGTACGATGTTTATGTTTTTCCGGGTCTGTTGCCGGTTACAAATTCAATGGCGAATGGGCAATATTATTTGCACATCCAAATCGGTTCGGGTGGTCAAAGCCAACTTTATGTTTCCGAAATCTTTACGGTTGTAAATGACATCCAACCGTATTTGAAAATTAGATGGTGGGATGTTGACGATTTCGTGATGGATGCCGGAACCATCGTTTATACTAACCCGGCATTCAAGAACGTTTTGTATCTGCAAAGTGACATTGCCAAACCCGAATATGTGTTTGAGGAAGAAGGGGAAGAACGGGACGGTTATTTCTTTCCGACCAAACAGATTTCGGAAAAACGATACCGGTTTAATTTCCTTGCGTCCGAATATCTGTTGGACGTGATGCGTTTTATACGGATGGCGGATTTCGCAGAAATCGAATATCACGGACAACGGTACAGTTTAGACACATTCCTAATTACCCCGGAATGGGAAGATAACGGCGATGTCGCGGCGGTCGAAGCGGTATTCGATACGGCCACGGTCGCAAAGAAAATCGGGTTGGGTTACATAAAGGCCCAACGGGGCGATTTCAACGATGATTTCAACAACGATTTTAACAACGAATAATATGGCAAATTACGCTACATTAATAGCCGCGATTCAAGAGGTGATAACTACGAACGGGAACAACGAAATAACTGGTGCGTTGCTCCAACAATCGTTGGTTTCCATCATTAATTCGTTGGGCGCGGATTATCAATTCGTGGGTATCGCCGAACCGTCCACAAACCCGGGTACACCGGACCAAAACGTTTTCTATATTGCCGGGGCCGGAACATATCCAAATTTCAATTCGGCGGTTGTTCCGGATGGTCATTTGGGCGCATTGAAATATAATGGTTCGTGGACCCTGCAAACCGTCTTTGTCGGAAAGAATTACGATTCGGCCATTCAAGCGTTGCAGTCCGGAAAAGTTGACGTAAAGATTGGAAAAAACCTTTTCAATCCAAACGCCGCCGATATAACGGAAAACAAATATATTTCTTCCAACGGGTCGCAAATTTCAAGTGACACATATAATATTTCGGGTTATATCCCGGTCTTGGCGTTGGTTGATTATCATTTGAGCGCAACCGGGGATGATGTTGTAGGGGCGAATTATCGGGCCTTTTACGATGCGAACAAAGACCTAATTAGCGTTCAATATCAAAATGCGGACGCAGATTCCGGACGCAATTTTACAACGCCGGTCAACTGTGCATTCGTTCGTTTCTCTTATAGGAAAAACGCAACGGAAATAATGTTGGAAACCGGCGATGAACGGACGGACTATTTACAATACAACGTAATTGGGGGTTACATTACCGACTTAATCAACAATGTTTTTTTAATGCAAAAAACAAAAGTTGACAAAAAGATTGGTAAGAATCTGTTCAATCCGAACGCCGCCGGTATTTTGTCCGGGAAATATATTTCATCGGAAGGGACAATTAATAGCAATTCCAGTTATAACGTTTCCGATTATATTGCAGTTGAAGCGGAAACAACATATCATTTAAGCGCATCGGCGGATGCGGTTGTGGGGGCGAATTACCGTGCGTTTTATGATTCGACAAAGACGTTATTAAGCGTCCAATATCAAAATGCCAGTACCGCCGTTGGGAGAACATTTACAACCCCGGCGAATTGTGCTTTTGTCCGTTTCTCTTACGTGAACACACGGACAGAAATAATGTTGGAAAAGGGAAACACCCGGACAACATATTGGCAATACAATGACGTTGGCGGTTATCTTCTTGAAGAAAATGCGTCAATTGAAAAACTGGACGAAACGAAAGTTTCCAAGAGTTATGGCCGGAATCTGTGGGATGGAACAATTGGTGTTACCGGAAAATACTTGGATTCTACGGGTACGGAAAAATCAAACAGTAGTATTGATATTTCCGCGTATGTCCCGGTATTGCCGGAAACCGATTATTGTTTGAGCGCAAACGGGAATGTCGGCGTTACATCCTCTTCGTCAATGTATCTGTGTTATTATGATGCAAATAAAACATTCCTTTCGTCCCGTTCTACCTACAATAAGACGTTTACAACCCCGGTCAATTGTGCGTTCATTCGCTTTTCTATATTGCGGACCCGGACGCAAATACAACTGGAATATGGTTCGACGCGTTCATTGTACCAACCATATACGCCAATTGGCGGATATTATGCCGCCCTGCAAGAAAAACAAGTTGATTACACAAATTTGAATGATTCCTTGCGGGAAATGATTGGCGCGTCCGTTCTCAAATTTGATTCTTTCCGTGGTTCGGGAACTTTGGCGGCGGGCGCATCGTTGACGTTGCTTAATAATTTTGTTAAGAAAAACGTCTTGTTTGTTGCCCACATTGAAGGAACCATTGAGAATGTGAAAATTGGCGTTGGCGGTACGGCCTTAACCGCATATAACGGTTATTATGTCGAATTGACAGATACAACCATAAGCGTCAAACGGATGGATACGGGCGGAACCCACGCGACCGCCACGCACGGAATGACATTAACGGGCCATACAACCGTCTATATTGATACGCGGATAATGGCCCCGGCAAGCGTCGAACAAGACAACACGATTGCCGTTAATGTCACATTGTGCGACAACTTGGGCCATACGTTCGTTCTTAATTCCGATAATTATTGGGGTTATGGAACACCGTTCATTACAAACGGCAACGCGTCCACATCGCTTGATGTGTCTTTGTCTTTCTTCCCGAAAGATGAAATAAAAGATGTTTGGGTGTTCGGCGATTCCTATTGCGAATTTACCTATTTGCAGAAACGTTTAACGTATTGGTTGTTTCTAAACGGATATACGAATTTTCTGTTATGTGCAAAGGGCGGAATGGCACAAGATGACCAATTGCCGGTATTACAAAACCTTCTTGGGTTGGGCCATAAACCGGCATTCGCCGTTTGGTTGTTGGGAATGAATGACGGGAATGATACCGTTTCGGGGGAAACAGTAACGATTAATTCAAACGCAAAGACATATTTGGATAATTTCATTGCCATTTGTCAATCAAACAATATCGTACCGATTTTGGCTACAATCCCGACCGTCCCCACGCGTCAACATACTGGTTTGTCGAATTATGTTAAATCGTTGGGATTGCGTTACATTGATATAGCCGGGGCCGTTGGTAGTGACATTAACGGAAACTGGTACACCGGTTTGTTGTCGGACGATGGCGTACACCCCACAACGGCGGGTTCCAAGGTAATTTTTGAACAGATTTTAATTGATTTTCCGGAAATTGCAGTTGATTAAGAAATGGCACAGTTGAATTTGTATTGGGAAAAGTTTGCCGCCGGATTCTTTGCCGGGTTCGTCGGGTTGTTGGTCAACGATTTGTTGCCGTTGTTTATCGCGGTAACGGTGTTCGAATTCGTGGACTTTGTTACCGGCGTATTGAAATCGGCGGTCGTGGCGAAGCGGACAAAAAAGCGGTTTGCTTTCGAATCCGTCAAGGCGTGGCGCACGATATACAAATACGTATTCATCTTGATTGGCATTGTACTGGCGGATATGTTGGCGCAAGTGTTGGCCGATGGCGGGGATGAACGGTTACGGTTCGCCAACTATTTCACAGCGTTCTGTTGCGGTGTGGAATTTTGGTCATTCTTGGAGAATGCCGCCGTCATTTCGGACCATCCTTTGTTCCGTTGGTTGCGCAAGTTTATGAAATTCAAGGTAGAGGACCAATTGGGAATGTCCTTTGATGATGCACAGAAAGAGGACGAAAAAACAGAATAGATATGAACAGAACAATTGACCATTCTTTTAAGGGTTCGGAACGGAAATTCTTGTTGGAGATTACCGTCCCGGGGTTTTCAATGCACGATGATAATTTCACGGTCACGTTGAAACAGAACACCATCGTTAAGGAATTCCAAAAGGCGGACATCATCGAAGAATCGTACACGGACGAAGGAACGGAGAAATACCGTTATTTTCTGTGTTTCGACACGTCCATTTTCAATCGTGGGCCGGTTGATTGCATTGTACGTGCATACGCACCCGATACGGATTTCCCGGACGGGGTGCGCACGGAAATTGACAAATTCGAAATTACGGTTGTGGAACCGGTTTAACGATGGGTTGCGTCAAAGTGAAATTAACGCCGGTTGGCGGTATATCGTGCCGGGTTTATGCGGTCGGCGGGATGGGTGCAAACGCCCGTCCAGTTGACGGCATTTCTGTTCGTGCTGAACGAATCGGCGGGATAGATGCAAGCGCAACCCGGGTGGGCGGTATCTTCTGCCGGGTGTTCCGGACTTGTTCGCCGAACATTCGGGGTCCCTATCTTGAAATTAACCCGACCGTGGTTTGGATATTGGCCGGACAGACGCAAAACGATGTATTCAGTAACACATTTTGGAACATACACTAAAACGATAAGATTATGGCATACGCAAGTTGGGTTTCTCCGAACAAACAGAGTGGAAACGGAAATGATACCGTTGTATGGACCGGTACGCAACACACGGGGCGCAGTCCCCGGCAAACGCAAGCGACGTTTTCCGCGTCCGGCGTTGAATCGAAGGTTTTGACCATCATTCAAGCGGGCAAGACTGAATTCGTCATAATTGACGATACGGCGGCGGTCCCGAAAACCGGCGGAACGCTGACGATTCACGGGCGTTCGAATTCTTCCAAGTTGACGTTCGCGCTGACCGGAAACAACGAAATCGGTTTGGTGTTACCGGCTTCGTACTTGGCCAATTCGGTTTCGACCAATAACGGCGCGGCCATCGCCGGGGACCCGGGGGCCATTCAAGAATACGAATTCGAAATTACCTTTACGAACATTCCGGCCAACACGTCGGTTTCATCGTTGGTTTCCCAACTGACGGTAACAACCAACAATAACGTGTCGGCGGTCTGTGAAATCACGCAGGCGGAAGCCGATGCGTACCTTACCATTTCCCCGACAACGATTAATATGGATGCGGCGGGTACGGCGGTTAATGTTTCCGTCACGTCTAACACCTATTGGACCGTTTCGTAATGCCGACTACGCAACAAATAGAGTGGGCCGATGGGTCCGGGGATAAGATTTATATTTCCGCCAACGAATTTTCCGGCAATCAACAAGTGTCGGTAAGTTCGGACCCGAATACTGGGGCGGCACGTTCCAAGGTCGTGACTTTCACGGCGGGGAACGTGTCGCAAACCCTTACGGTCCAACAAGCCGCCGGGCGCGAACCATTACCGGCGGAAGATGGGCGTATTTGGGCATATTATGACGTAAACACAACAACGTCAAATACAAATATCTTATATTCGGGCGTAACAAGTAATTTACAAAACACAATGTTGGTTGATGGCGTTTCGAAAACGCGGGCAACGTCATATAAGTTTCCAACAACCGGCGAACATTTGGTGCAATTCAATCTTACGTCAAGCGCAACAAGTATTCTTGCGAATCAGTTTAGACAAATTGCAAGGGCAAGGCGGTTATTTGTTCCCGATAAAATTACGACGTTGGGCCAAAACTGTTTTTATCAAGGTAGTTGGACCTATATAGTTTTTCGCCGTACCACGCCCGCGTCATATTCGGGAAATGCTTTGTACGGGACATATCCGCTTTACGTTCCATATTCGGCCGACCATAGCATATTGCAAGCATATAAAACGGCGTGGTCATCATATTCAAGTAGAATAAAAGAATTAAACGAGGACGGAACCGTACCGACAACGTAATTATAATTATGAAAAAAGAAAACATTGATGCAATCGTAATCCATTGTTCGGCATCAAGGGTCGGGCAAGACTTACGCGCCGCCGACATTGACAAGATGCACAAGGAACGCGGATTTGCAATGATTGGGTACAATTATGTCATTGACTTGGACGGAACCGTAGAAACGGGCCGACCTTTGACGCGTGACGGGGCGCATTGTAACACGGCGGGGTTATCCGGGAAATCGTACAACAAACATTCCATCGGTATTTGTTATGTTGGCGGACTGGATAAGGACGGGAACCCGGCGGACACCCGGACGGATGCACAAAAGATTGCATTGGCCGAACTGGTTTACAGACTGATTGAGGAATACCCGATTATTGAGGTTATAGGGCATCGTGACGCATCGCCGGACAAAGACGGTTCCGGAACCATCGAAAAGAACGAATGGATTAAACAATGCCCGTGTTTTTCTGTACGTGACGAATTTCCGATGGCGGTTTGCCGGGGATAATCCAAGAATGGCCGTTTATTTCCGATTTAAGCGCATCAAATATCAAAATGGGGCAACTTATCATTTTTGAAAAGAAAATGCCGTGAATCGAAAATTTGGCCGAAATAACTACATTTGCACAAACCATTTAATTCTATCCGCTTTATGAACAAAGAACAGTTGCTTTCGTTGATTAACGAAAAGATTGCCGGGCAGGGCAACCAAATTGATTTGGGCGGCGCATTGGCCGACATCCTTACCGCCGTACTGGGTTCGGCATTGCCGACAGAGGTGGAAAACATTACGGAAATCCCGGGCGAAATCCTTGACCAGTTGAACGTCGGGGATAAGGTCGCAAAGATTACCGGGAAACAGAAACATCTGTACGTCGTTTCGTACAAGGGCGATGGCGTTGGAGAGGGCATTTGTCTTACCTACGTTGCCGCCGGTCTTATCGAAACCGTGTCTTACGATTACACGGCGGACGGATGGGCCTACAATTCGACGGACAAATGTACCATTAACGTTGACTAACGTATGAAACGTTGGTGGGGTTATGCTATTGTGGCCGCTTGCATCCTTGCGGCCACATTGTGTTTCATCGTGGCCCGGACGCAGATTGCACGGGCGAACGCAGAACGGGACCGGTACAAGGGCAACACGGAAGCGTTGTTAACGGATGTCGAATTGTTCCGGGTCCGGGATTCGCTGAACGCGGCCCGGGTTCAATCGCTTGAACTGACCGTTAAGGAATTCGAACGGTTCCGGGCGGACGATGCCGAACTTATCCGGCAATTGAAGGAACGGAACCGGGACTTGGCCACGGTCAACAAGACGCAATCGCAAACCATCATTGACTTGCGGGCCGTGCCGAAAGACACCATCGTAATCGTGAAAGATTCCATCCGGGTTCCGGCGGTCGCGGTCCATTGCGGGGATTCGTGGTTTGACTTTGACGGGGTATTGACGGCGGACGAATTCACGGGTACGTTACAGAATCGGGATTCCTTGTTACTGGCGGAAACGGTAAAATATAAACGGTTCCTTGGGTTCCTTTGGAAAACCCGGCGGGTGCAAGACCGGAAATTGGACGTGGTAAGCAAAAACCCGCATACGCAAATTATGGGACTGGAATATGTTGTAATTGAACGGAAATAATCATATCTTTGCCATTGCTTTTAATACTCATAATTGATTATGTTTTCCGGGCCGGTTGCGAAATCCGCCCGGAATTTTTATATTTGCATCGAAATAGTTTTTTCGTAGGTATAGAGTTAAGAGGGACGGCCAACGTTGGGAAACGTGGGCCGTTTTCCTTATATTTGCCGTGCATACTTTCATAACCTTCGTTGAAAACCTTTTCCCGCCACGTTGTGAAATTTGGCGGGTTTTTCTGTGCCGTCCCCGTAATGGCCGTTTATTTTGGATTTAAGGGACTTTCCGCTAAAAATGGACCATCGGGCCATCCGCCCGGAGAAATGCCGTTAAATCGAAAAATCGCCAAAAATTACTTTTTTTGGCAAAAAATCGAAAAAATAATGAAAAAAAGTTTGGAGATTAAAAATAATTGCTTACCTTTGTATCGGGTTAAGGAAACAACCCGACGGCCCGGGCCGGTTCCCGGAACAAAAAAACAACAGTTATGGCAACGCTCAAATACACCACCCGCGAAATCAACGGCAATTACAAAATCAAGGTTTCCGGCCTTTTCGATGGCAAGAAGGTTAACACGCTTGTTGGTGTTACTGGACTTATCCGGATGGTCAACGATATTGATTTGACGAACCGTCTTTTGGACCGCGCTTTTGCGTGTATGGACGATGTTTGCGTCTGCAAACTCCGCCGGGGCATCAAGATTTCTTTCTACGTCGCTTAATTATTCCCAAGTTATGAAAGCAATTGGATTTCTTTCGACATCCCGGACATACAACGGGCGCGAATTGTATATTGATGTGTACGAATACAAAACGGTCTATCACGTTTTTGCAAGGTGGGATGGGGAATGTGAATATATCATCAAGGGCCACAAAGTGACAAAGCGCATCAAGACGAAACAAGAAGCGGCGGATGTTGTTTTGAACAATGAATGGACCAAAAACAAGTTAGGAATATAAACCCCGGCCCGGGTCCATCCCGGGCCATAATACAAACCAGTTATGACAAAGGAACAATTGGAAAAAATAATCGCAAAAATAGAAAGCGATTGCAAAGAAATGAAATACGCGGCATATCGCCAATTTGTGAACGAAAACGCCAAATATAAGATTGGGGACGTTATTACCGATGGCGTTAGAACTATCCGTGTTGATAACATCGGATATTCTGTTTATTGTAACAATATTGATATTCTTTATACTGGAATTGCGCTAACAAAAAAAAGGACAACCATATAAGAATGGCGAAATTTATGTTTTACACGAAGGACGTATTAAAACAAAAATAGACGATGGCAAAGCAAACTAAACGTAGCAAGATGGACGAATACAAGGCCATAATGGAAAAGGATGGCCACGGGCCGGAAGAATGGCGGGTGTTGTCCTTTGTGTTCGAAAACGAGGACCAACCCGAACATTTCCATCTTCGTCTATTAATGGCGGTTAAGGGTCCGTTTTACTGGATTTTTGATTGTTTCGATAAGACGGCCAATGTAGTTGTCCCGAACGATGAACAGAACGCCAAATGGGTCCAAGAATTAGCGGAACTGTCGGGCGGACATAAGACAACCCCAAATTTGCGATGATATGGAAACAAACCGAATCATTGAGGAACTGAACGCATTTGCGCAGATGGACTGGGGGCCGGACCAAAAGGCGTATTTCGTCCAACGGGCCAAGGATGCAAAGCCGGTCGAATGCGTTCCGATGCGTGAGGTGTTCACGCGGGAACAGATGCAAGTTTTACGGGAACACTACAAGGCCCGGCAAAAGATGTGTTACAAGAACGCATCAATATTGGTTTCGCTGATTGCAATGGATAGCCGGTTTGACGGGAAAATAAGATATGTAGAAGGTTT